ATGCTAAACGAGTATGAAAGGTTTTTAACCGATTCAGGCAAGTCAGATAACACCGTTACCGCCTATATGCTCCATATACAAGGCTTTATAGAATGGTATAAAGATAGTTATGGTGACATGCCTACCCGCTTGTACAGGGCTAATACACTTGATTATATTGCATATCTGCGTAACATTAAGAAACTTACTGCTAAGACTATCAATGCTAAGATATCTGCACTATTAAGCTATAACAAATATCTAATAGCCAAAGGTGTACAAGAAGATATAGTAGTATATAAATCAGATAACATTAAGATACAACAACAGTATGCAAGCCTTAGCATCGTTACAAAGCAAGAGGTTGAACAGTTTAGGCAAACAATACTGATCAATCAAGGTAAGAGAGATTATGCTATCGTTACTTTATTGGCTTATGCAGGGCTTAGAATAAGTGAAGTACTTGATTTAACTACATCAAATATTGGTTTTGTCGAAAGAGAATTGATTGTTTCCTATGGCAAAGGGCATAAACAAAGGGTGGTTTACCTTAATGACAAGATAATCAATGCCCTTAAAGAGTATATGCAAGAGCGCAATTCAACCAGTGCATACCTGTTTGTAAGCAGGGAGAGCGATAGAATCAACAGAACAAGGATAAACCAGATATTTAACAAGTATTCCGACAAGATAACACCACACACATTAAGGCATTTCTATTGTTCCAATGCTTTAGAGAGTGGCTATAGCGTTCATGAGGTAGCTAATCAAGCAGGACATTCCAATATTCATACTACCTTGCTATATACCAATCCTAACAAGGAACAGATGAAGGCAAAGGCTAACTTACTGTAATAAAAAAGGGGCTTGCGTTTCTGCAAGTCCTTTTACTTTGTAATTCATGTTTGAACCCCCTTTTGGGGGAGGAACGCCACAGTAATCACACTTTTTTTCTGCCAACAAATAACATGGACTATTCAACTAAATCAAAATTCAAGGAATATAACTCTTTACAACCATTAACGAATTTTTTTACGTATGCATCATCATTATTGCGCCCAGACAAAATAATTTCTGAAATATTATTATCTTCACCATGATATTGAATTTTTAAAAAGAGAACCTCCCGTTGTTGTTCTTTAGTTGTCATAGCTCCGATAATACTTCCCGCTGCTCCTGCAATTAATCCCCCTGCAACTGCTCTAGCTATATAGTTTTGCATTTCCGATTGCCAAGAGTAAAACGTATTAAATAATATTATTGAATCAGTTGGGATGGATAACTTTTCATCTGTTTTATTCTTTTGATATACGAACTCAATTTTATTTATGTAACCACGAGCAACTATTTCTATGTCCTGTGGTATTGGTAAACCCATGATAAATTAAGAAAAAGAGAATGGAAAAGAAATAAAGCAATGAAAAAGTAGACGCAAGCTTTTAAAGTTAATAATACTAATTTATCCCATAACTATGCGGTTCGTGAGCGTTTTCTATATCGTTATATAACCAGTAGGGATTGCAATACAACTTAGAACCATAAGGATTCAGGGGTGTTGAGGCAAAATAGTCTACAAGGGAACAATAAGAATTTTCAAAATATCTTTTTACTACTTAACCTTATACTTTTTAAAAGCTACCCACCATCCATCATGATACACCTTATCGTATTTCCAACTTTCTTCTGCAAACTTCACTGGAGTTATCTTTCCATCCTCCATCTCTTTCCTAAGCAATTCTATATTTGCCTGTTTCCACTGATATAACTGGTCAACTTCTTTTTGAAATTTCTTCTCATTACTGTTGAAGTACAAGAATAAAGCAATCGCAACAATAGCGATAATACACAACAATGTATCCATCCGCACAACCCCCTTTTTCTTACAATATACAACAGTTCATAATATTTGTAAATAGTTATAAAGAAAGGTAGCGATAAACATGTATGATGTGTTGGAATCGCAATTTAGCGATACCTTAAACCGAGAAGGTAAGACAGTAACAATCTATAATGGCAATGCTCCTGTTACCCTCCCCTGCCTGTTTCGTAAGAATAGCGACAGGAATAAAACCAGTGATAAACGAACTATATACTATCCAATTGATGCCGGTATTCAACAGGGAAAGCTTATACAGTACAATAATGATTATTACATATCCATTAACCAAGAAACATCTGAAAACCATGTCTACTATCATAGCGATTTAGAAAAGGTGAATTCTGTGATTAACGTTGTTACAGAAACCGGCTATGAGTTATTCGTAAAATGTCATGCTTATGACTGGCAATCTGTTAGCCTGATTAGTAGCGCATTGGCAACCACTATTGATGGTACAATTGAACTGATAACCGAGGATAACGAACAAAGCAGGAAACTAGCGGTTAATAATGTTTTCGTTGCTTTAGGTGCAACATGGCAAATTTTTAGTATCTATTATAAATCCGGCATTTGTTACATCTTTGTTAAACGAACTGCCAATAGCAGCACCCAAACAACATACTCTTTAGATGCTTCAGGAAATGTATCCTATAAAGTTGATGATACTGCAACCTTTACCACATTGGCAAAGATTAACGATACAACCATAGTAAACCCGACAATACTATGGGAAACATCCGACACCAGTAAAGCGACAATTTCCAATCAAGGGGTATTAACTTGCATCAGTGCCGGTACTGTTACAATAACCGCTAAATGGGTAGAGCATAATATAACCGCAGTAAAAGAAGTTGTTATTGATGAAGTCACCCCACCTATTCAGTATACGGCAAGCATAACCTATAGTGGTGATCCAGTGCTAAAGATTGGACAAGCAAGCAAAACCTTTACAGCCGCATTTAAAGACATTAATAATCAACCTGTTACGCTAACCCCCGTTTGGTCACTTGATTTATCCACCGCCCAAACCGGTTATGTACTTACCACTTCCCAAGCGGATAACTATATCAAGCTTAAAATGGATGCTACTTCACCTAGTTCCCTGATTGGAACTTCTTTTAAACTGAATTTGAGGGATAGTAATAGTCTATGCAGTACATCCCTAACCATTTCTATTATGAGTTTAGGGTAAATGAAGTCAGACCAATTTAAAGTAGACAAATCCGCAAACCGTTGGTATTACTAGCTTTAGTGACATATGCAGTTTTTCTTAACTATATGATAGGTATTGTGGATTTCCGTTTAAGCAAAGAAGACAAGATGAACGGTTCTGTAAAAAACACAAAGAATATCAGCCAGTAGGAATTAAAACAATTAAATGTATTGACTGTGGTAAAGAAGTGGAAGTTTATGCATGGGATATGAAGACCAGTAGATGTGAACAATGCCAATATGAGCATGATAAACTAAGAAAAAGAGAATGGAAAAGAAATAAAGCAATGAAAAAGTAGACGCAAGCTTTTTAAATTGAAAATGCTCATTAAGCCCACAACCATGCGGTTTGTGGGCTTTCTTGTTTTTTCTTAACTAGATGATAAGTATTGTACTCATGCGGATTTCAAGGATTTTTGAAATGTGACTACAAGGGAACCATTTTAATAACCACATTTTTATTTTAAGTTGATAATGCTTACAAAGCCTGTATCTTCAATGGTTTAAGGACTTTATCATTTTTTCTTAACTATATGATAGGATATTTAACCACCAGTCAATTTAGAGTTGAAGTTTTTTATTTGAAGTTAAGAATACTGATTTTATGCGTGTTCATGCGGGTTTGTAAGACTTCTCGAAATTTCTTAACTAGATGATAAGAAACAAAAATTCCAAGAGTCAATTTAAAGTTGATAATACTGAATTATCCTATAATCATGCGACCTACTGGTTTTCTCAATATTTCTTAACTATATGATAGATATTGTATTCATAAAGCTTTTTAGGATTTTTAAAATGTTACTACAAGGCAAGAAAATGTCAACAGATCATTTTGAAGTTGAAAATGCTTGTTTTTCTCATGGTTATGCGGGTTTGCGATATGTGTTAAATAAATGTCAATTGATATAAAACACTCGTAACGCTTAGAGCCACAATGGTTTGTAGCCATTTTTAAAAAAACGACTACAAGGGAACAAAAATAATATTAGTTAATCAGACCTGTGTTATCTGCGGTAATACAGGTCTTTTTATTTTATGAGAATTGAGCAAGGGATATCTGATAGGAACTAGTTTTAGGGCTTGTCGGATGTAACAAGAAAGGATGATTTTAGAATGGCAAATGAAGTTGAAAACGAGAACGTAGTAGAACCGACCAATGATGAAATGGTTTCTATGAGTAAGACAGATTTTAACAAAGCTATCCAGTCCGCAGAGGATAGGTTAAGAACCAAATACTCAAAAGAAATTAAAGAACTAGAGCAGAAGATTACTAATCTTACCCCTGCAAACAAATCCGAACAAGAAATTGAACTGGAAACACGTTTAGCGGAGGTAGCAGCCAAAGAAAAAAGATTAAATCTACAAGACACATTACTGGCTAAAAACCTTGATAAAAGTTTTGTGGATTATCTTAGGGATGATGCAGACGTTGATGCTTTTGAAAAGATCATTACTAACATCATTTCACAGCGAATTATTGAAACAGGCTATACCCCTATAAATCATAACAACACCGATTCAATAACCAAAGAGAAATGGCATAGCATGTCTTTTTCAGAACGTCAAAAAGTCTTTGAATCCAACCCCGAATTGGCTAAACGGCTTATGAAGTCAAAGTAAGAATAACAACAAACATGTAAAAAAAGAAAGAGGTAAAATATATGGCTACTTTATTTATTCCTGAAGTATTCGCAGATGCAGTTAATGAAAAACTTGGTACTACCCTTCGTTTTGGTTCGGTTGCTTTTGATGCAACTTCCCTTGTACCCGAAATTCTGTCCGCAGGTGATAAGGTTCACTTCCCCAAATTAAAGAGAACCGCCACAGTCGGTACTGTAACTAAGGGTACTGCCCTTACCCCTGCCATTATTGATATGGCAGACGATTCCGCAGAGATCAAGTATATTGGTTCTGCATTTCGCGTATATGACAGTGAAAAGGCACAGATTAAGGGTGCGGTAACTGATAACGTTATCAAGCAGGTTGTAGATGTAATGGCAAAGCAGATTGATACTGACCTTGCAGCCGCTATAGATACAGATGTTGTTTTCAAGTCTGCCGCCGCAGGTGCTACCGCTATCACTTCCGCAGAACTCCAGAAGGGTATTGATAATTTCGGTGATGAAATTGATGTAGATACTTTCGCCGCTATTATCATCAACTCCAGACTTCGCAGTTCTTTTGTGGGAATGACCGAATTTGTAAATACTGCACTCACCTATCAGACCAATGGTAACGGTATTGCACAGAATGGCGTTATTGGCTATTACTTTGGTATTCCTGTAGTTGTTACCAACAACGGTACTTGGGATTCTACCGCCAGCGAGTGCAAAACCTACATAATCAAGAAAAATGCTCTTGGCTATGTGTTCCAGAAGGAAATCATGCTTGAGGAAGAGCGTGAAGCGAAACTTCTTGCTACAGATTTTGTTGCATCTTCCCTGTACACTACCAAACTGCTCGATGATACCGGCATTGTTGTAGTTCGCAAAACCGTAGCTTAAAAGAAGTAAATTTCGTCCAGTAAATTATAATGATGCACCCCTGCTTGAAATATCAGGCGGGGGTGTCTATTTATAAGAAAGTGAGGATTCAGATGATTACACCTAGGCAGATCAGAGAAATCAGAGAATTAAAAGGCTTGTCATTGCGTGATGTTGCTAAGTATTGTGATGTATCGGCGCAGTTAATCGGTCAGGTAGAAACAGAAGTCAAAAGCCTAACAGAAGAAAACTACAAGCAAATTATTGATGGTATTAACAAAGCATATGCCGCAAAAATGTCACAGTGAAATTCAAATTTAGAAAGGAGGAAGTGTGATAGAAATGTATTAACCCTTAAAGACATATCCAAAGAACTGGATTATTCTTATGATGTAGTTCGTAAAATCATGCCTTCCCTTATCCAAAAAGGAATATTAAGCGAATACAAAATTACCGATGCTCGTGATAAAAAGAAGATTCAGAAAGGGTATGTAGTAAATCCTTACATATTCTTCAGAGGGCGGCACTTAGATAAACCAGTTTATGAGATGTTTAAAGCTAGTGGGTGGAAACAGCGGCTTGAACAAATAGATGCTAAGTACAAGAATAATTAAAAGTGTGACAGTGGTGTCACAAAAATGGCTAAAAGTGTGACAGTGGTGTCACATCAAAATCCTTGTTTTCCTTATCATTAAGCCATTTTTCCGCAACCACTCCTCTTTATCTTACCACTACCTTTTTTAGTTCCATAAGAAAATGGAGCGTCAATATCCTGCCCCTCAAATTAAAGGGGCAGGTATTATACATGATTGACTTTATTATCAATCGTCAAAAATGGCTCTTGTTAGCCAGTAGATAAAATGAAAGGAAAGATCAGTATGACTTATACAATAGATGAAGCACTTGCTTATTTGAAGTCTATAGATTGGGCTAATCTCTTCACCAGTAACCAGAACAAAGAAATTAAGCCAATGTCAGAAGATGAAATAATTAAGTGGTGCGATGATTTAAATAAGGCTATTGAGAGCCTAAACGAAACAACTTTAAGCCTAAGAAAAACGGCAGGTGAGATTATTGGCGGCTAATCACAGTCAAGGAAAATCCACCTCACAAGAGCAAAGTATTATTCAAAAATTGAAAAGTCTTGTGAGGACAGATGCTAAAGTCTATTACATACTTTGGAAATATGCCCCACACCTTTTAACAGACAAAGTCTTAAAGTCTTTTGATGATCTAAAAAACTACTACAAAACCTTTACTACCGGTATGACTGAAACCTCATGTACAAACTGGTTGTTTGAAGAAAACGTACAGAGTGCGGTTAAGTGGTTATTAAAAAGACAACATCAAGAGAAAATGATTCAGTTATATGAACTGTACTTTGAAAAAGCCAAAGAAGATACTAACGCTTTTAAGGCGTTTACAGAATTTAGCGAGAAGTTCTTTGCTACAGAAAAAGAAAGTGAATTGCTAAGTATCTTACATGGTGTAGATGTTGAAGATGAAGAATAAAGGGGGGTAACATGACAGTAACCGAGAAGTTAAAAAGAATAATGAATAGTCCGGTTCTCTATATAGAAAACTTTATGAAAGTTGTGGATAAAAACGGCAAACTAATCCCTTTTGTTCTTAACCCACAACAAAAAGAACTTATAAAGGGCATGGACAAATATAATATTATTCTTAAATCACGCCAACTAGGAATAACAACCTTGTCATGTGCTTACTCTATTTACTTAGCTTGTACAAATTCAAATACTACCTGTCTTTTGGTTAGTTATAGTATTGATAGTGCGACTTCCATATTTGAAAAACTAAAACAATTATACAATGACCTGCCTAAATCGCTAAGTGTAGAACTGATAGCCAATAACAAAAAGGAATTGAAATTTGTTAATGGTTCGCGGATTATATGCGCTACCTGTGGTTCAAAAGATGTAGCCAGAGGATTAACAATAAGATTCGCCCATTTATCTGAAATCGGATTTATGAAAGATACGGTTGATAAACAACTACTTGCTATTGAACAAGCCTTAACCCCTAATGGTAGAATAATTCTTGAATCAACAGCGAATGGCTTAAATTACTTTTCTGAACTCTGGAACAAAGCAGAGCGGAAGGAAAGTCTTTATAAGCCATTCTTTTTTAGTTGGATAGACGATAAAGTAATGTTTAAAGATGAATATGAGATGTTTTGCAGAAAATATACCGCTTTACATACTAAGTTACCTGCCTTAGAGGAATTAAATGAAGCCGAATTAGCATTGCACAATCAGGGGGCTAGTATTGAGCAGATAGTATGGCGCAGATTAAAGATTGCCAATAGTAGCGAAAGCAGTTTTGCACAAGAATTCCCTAGTAACCCTATCGAAGCCTTTGTTTCTACTGGTTGTAATATCTTTTCATCAAAGCTAATACACGAAAGACTAAACTATGTTGATGAGAATACCCCACTAAAAAACAAACCTATAAACTTACCCAATTGTCTGATTCAGTGGTTTAATCGGGGGTTATCTCTATGGGATGCGCCTAAACAGGGAATCAAATATTATATTGGGGTAGATACCGGCGAAGGGCTAGGACAAGACTACAGCGCCTTTCAGGTTATTACACAAGATGGAGAGCAAGTAGCAGAATTTAAGAGTAATCAGATAAAACCATTTCAGTATGCGGAACTGGTTAGTGCTATAGGCATTTACTTTAATAGAGCCTTACTGGTTATAGAAAAAGCAAGCGCAGGGCATACAGTAGTAGACAAGTTAAAGAATGATTATCAGTATACAAATATGTATAAATACAAAGAATACGATGCCAGAGGGAAAGCCAAAAAGAAGGTTGGATTTATTACCAACGGAAAGACAAAGCCAATAATGATTAACGATTTTGTAGAACTGTTTGAAACTAATCAGATATGTATAAAGTCAAAAGATTTGCTTTCAGAAATGAAACTGTTCGCTTTCAAGAACGGCAAAATGGAGGCGATTACAGGTAATCATGACGACTTAGTAATGTCTTTTGCTATGGCTTTGGTTGGGCTTAAATCTGGTTTGAATTATGTTTAAGGGAGGACGAAAAATGGACATCCTTACAAAACCTTTATGGTTTGTTGATGAAGTGCAAAAAAGCGAACATATCAAGAGAATCTCTAACGTTGTTGATATAAAGCAGTACTTGTTAAGGTTACATAATGTCTTGCAGCGCAAGGATTTTGTATTTAAAGAGGAAACCTATAGAACTGCAAAGATTGTTCTGAATACGTTGAAATCTATTATTAACTTTCATGTAAGTTATGTAGTAGGAAACCCCATTTCAATTACTGGTGAGCAGGATATCGTTAAGAAATATAATAACGTTTATAAAAAGGGTATCTTTAATAAAACAGACTATGAAGTTGTAACAGACCTATATACCTATGGTGATGCCTTTGAATATGTTTACCTTACTGGTGACAAAACCATAAAATCAAAGGTTATTGCTAATGAAGATGCCTACCCTGTTTATGATGAGCACTTTAATTATGTTGCCTTTATTGAATATTGGGATGATATTGATACTGGACACAAAAACTACATTGTCTATACTCCATTCAAGGTTCTAACCTATGAGAATGAGCGATTAGTAAGTGAAGTTAATAACCTAACCGGTTTGCCTATACACTATTCAATGATGGATAAGAGCGAATACAACTTCTTTGGCGATAGTATTATGAATGATCTTATTCCTGTTATGAATCAGATTGAATTACTATTGTCTAAACTAGATGATGCTATTACCACACTTAGCCTTAATCCGTTGGGTGTTAGTGCAGGACAAAGGATAAATGAAAGCATTCCCAAAGATATTGTTGGTGCTACCCTTAACCTTGAAGATGGTGGGGATTTTAAATGGGTAAATGCCACGATGGATTATAATAATATTAAACTATTACTGGATAGCCTTAACCAACAGTTATATGCAGTTGCAGGAGTACCGGCATCCGCTATTGGTCAAGGAAACATTTCTAATGTATCAGAGGTAAGTTTAAAATTACTGTTTAGTCAGATGGATAATAAAGCAAAACAAACGATACAGGTACTTAGAGAAGGATTCTTTAAGAGGTTTGAATATATCAGAAAGCTATTGAAATTACAGGGTATTACATTCAATGATGATAATTTTGATTCTTTGGATATTACCTTTAGTGTTAATAGACCTGTAGATACTGCAAGCCTTATGGACGAGCTAAAAGTTCAATATGACATGGGGGCTATCAGTAAACAGACCATTATTGATATTAGCCCTTATAGTGTGGATACTGCGCTTGAATTGCAGCGAATTGAAAGTGAAGCTAAACCGGTGAATAATCCAGTAGAAATTGACAACAAATAATGATATGTATGTCACTGTTCAAGGCTTGAAAAAGGCTTATGAGTTATGATATACTTTGGTTAGTTAAGGAAAATGTACCTTAACGAACTATGAAATACACGCTTTGAAAATTTCATAAATGCAGTTAAGAAGTATTCCTTTATCTCCGCCGAGGTGGAGTTT